GCAGGACTCGGTGATACCTTACCACCTTATAGTTTAGACCAACTTAAAACAAGTTTACCAAGTATGAATATAGAAACAAGTGGATATCTTGGAGAAGTAAATTTCTTCTCTGATACAACTTCATATGCAACTGGGTTTACTAAAAAAATGGAGTTTAAAGGTAATAGTAAAAAAGATTCCCAATATGACATAGATACATTTTACACAGATGAACAAATGAATTTTACGGGTATAACAAGTGGTATACCAAANCCATCTGTTACTACATATGCTATATCAGATTCAATATTTGTCGGTACGGTTGGTGAAGTTGANAATCAGTTTAGTGTTTATACTTTAGGAGATTTTCAACCAGGAAATATAGCAGGTATGTTACCAAGAACAACAATAAATCCAGAGGGAATTTCAGAAACAAGAGTTCCATTTACTTTTGATGAGTTAAAAATAGATATGAGTTCTTGGAATGTTGATGGTTTTAATATAGAAGATTTTACAAGTTTTGGTGATAATGCTGCTGGATATACAAAAGGAAACTATTCTACAGAAAATTCTAACTTTGTATTTACTGATGCTGGTGATAATTTAAAGTTACAATTAAATACTTCTGCAAATATATTTAGTCAGCAATCTTATTCTGCAAATACTATACCATCACTTGTTAGTGTACCAAGACCCGATAATAATGTTTCCTCTGGTCCATTTGAAGTTGATAGTGGTTTTCAACTTGGTGATTTTACTTTAGACACAACTAAATATTTACAGAGTGGAGGGACTTCTGCCGTTGAAGGTAGTATAGTTAGAAGTGTAGATGATTCACTATTGAATGACCTCAGAGTAAATGGAACTACATTAAGTGATAAATTTGATGATGGAAAGGGGACTAAATACAGAGACCTTTCAAATATGGATGTTCACGATAACCCAAGCGCACCCTATGGATATACCGATGGTCTTAGTTCAACCAGAGCTGGAACATATGGTTCATATGGTTTAATAGATAGAAGTATAAATGAGGTCAAAGCAGGATTAACACCAGACTTTTTTATTAGAGAAAGTGGTGGGGGTAGATTCTTAGGTAGGATTGTAAAAGATTTAAAAAGAACTTTACAAAGAACACTTAGTCCAGCGGGAGTAATGGGTCTTGGTAAAGATGTAGTAATGACATTATTTAATGCATCTGAAAAAAGTATTTATACTAACTTACTAACAAGGTATACTGCTGGAAGTCTTGGTCAATTTGGAATTAGAGGTTCTTCAATCGCAAGTAATGTATTAGGATTAGGAAGAAGTTCATTTGCTGGAGTTCCCGATGATAGCATGGCTTTGTATGAAAGAAGAGTTGATAGTAAACACCCAGGAGCAGCAGAAAGTTTAAGAGCAGCAGCAGCATCAGCCGCGGCTGAATTTGTTGGTGGTACAGATAAACCTGTAAGAACTTTAACAACAAGATATGGTCAACCAAAATATCCAGTTCATAGAGCGTTATCAAAGCCAGCAACAGCACATAAACTATATGCTGGTGGTATGTTAGACCCCGAAGGAACAAGAGCAAGTAATTCATTTGATAAAATTAATATAGTTAGTTATGGACAAGGACCAGGTGGTAAAAATAATCAAAAAGATTTAATTAAATTTAATATACGAGATGTCAGAAACGGAAAGTATATAGTTCTCAGAGCTTTCTTAACTAATATTCAAGATAGTATTTCTCCCGAATGGAATAACTATAGATATGTCGGAAGACCAGATGATGTTTATGTTTATAAAGGAACTACAAGAAGTGTATCGTTTTCATTAAAAGTAGCAGCATTTTCAAGAAGAGAAATGATTCCAATGTGGGAAAAGATAAATTATTTAGTTGGTTTAAATTATGGTAGTTTTGTAGATACCAATATCTATGAAAGTGGTGAATACTATCAAGGAAACCCAGGAATGTCATCACCTATCTGTGAATTAACAATAGGAGATTACCTAACTTCACAACCTGGTTATATAAAAGATTTTAATATTAGTGTACCACCCGACTATCCTTGGGATGTTATTATTGACGATGGCGGAAGTAATGTTGTAGGAGAATTACCACAAATGGTTGATATTAACATGGGATTTCAAGTAATACCACAACAAATACCAGATAGTTATGGTAAACATTTTGGTAAAGTTGGTTTACCAACAGACGAAGTATCTTCTGGTGGATTGCCTTGGTTAAAAGATTTGTATAATTCTTCAAAAAATGCACTCTCAACATTTGATACCGCACATGAAAGTTATATGAAAGGTAAAAAGATAAAACAGAGTACTGGAGAAACTACATCTATTGCCGATATATTTAATAGTGATTCAGCAAAAGACAAAGTTCCCACATAATTAAGGATAATTAAATGTCAAGATATAATGGAACTGGAATACGAACAGATAAGAATGGTAGACAATACCGAGGGAGAACTGATTATAACCAGTTTCCACTAAGAGAGTCTGATATCTATTATGTAACAACACAAGGTGACAGACTTGATTTATTAGCACAAAGATACTTTGGTAGTGTTACACAATGGTGGGTTATAAGTGAAGCAAATAGTTTAGAAGTTCTCAGTTATGATTTAGACCCCGGAGTGCAGTTGAGAATACCAAGAGAGGGGTACTAAATTGGCAGAAAATGTTAAAAAGGTAGAAGATACTAAAAAAGACCCTATGATGGAGGCAATGATTAATAGGGTTGATAACTTTGTACAAGTAGAACTACAGAGAAGACAATTTGGAAATCGTTATACAAAACAAGAACGAGCAGGCGAACCAATTGCAGATTTTCAAAGTATATCTTTAAAAGATTATCAAGTCTATAAACCATCCTGGGCAATAATAAGAGCATTAACAAATCCAGCACCAACTGCAACTCTGCTTGGTACTTCTTTAGGGCTTGTTGATGACCAAAACTCTGAAAAGAAATTTGGAGTACCACAAGGAAACTATATAGATAGACAATATGAAACTACCAATCCAAACCCAGATTATATTTCAGAATATGGAACTGGTGGTAGTTATAGACCAAAACCTGGGTTAAGAAATCTTAGTGTTTCATATGAGGGAAGTGGTTTATACGCAACAATTAATATGAATATAAAAGCATTTACAAGAGAGCAAATAAACACACTTTCAAATGATTACCTTGAAATAGGAAAAGAAGTTTTAGTAATGTTTGGTTATTCAGACCCAAGTAATAGTAGTTCTATAAAGTCAATAGTAAATCTAAAAAATCCAGATACTGAAAAAGGATTATTAGACGAGGGAAAAGCAGAGTTAGAAGGAATATCTGCTTTATATTCTGGTGGAAAACTTTATTCTAAGATAGCATCAGTTGGTGGTTTTGATATAAATGTTCAACCAGATGATGGTAGTTTTGATATAAGTATAACTCTTTATACTGAAGGTATTTTGGCAACTTTCAAAGCAACAAATGATAAATTGGCTCAAGAAGCGGGAATTGATATTCTAACCAATAAATCAACCCCTATACAAGAAAAAAAAGGTGATGAAAAGGAAATTAATTATGCATTATACCAAGACTTTCTTTTAAAATTAAGAGGGTTTCCAGAAAAAAGTTTAAGTAAACATGGGAAGAGTAAAAAATTTATTATACCAACACGAGATTCAATATTTACTATAGGACAAGGTAGAACTATAAAGTATACTGAAATGCTAAATTATGAAAGAGCAGCAGGAGTAAATGATGACACTGGAGATGGAACTGCAGAAGACCCACTAATAGATAATGACGAAAGAACAAACCCACCAGGATTTTTAAAATTAAAGGATGCACCAGGGACTTTAGAAAAAGTCATTGATGTAAAAGAAGGGGAAGAGAGTGATAAGTCTTTAACTATAAATGATGAATTTACAACAAAACTTTTTCCTAATCCAGAGTCAAATACACCAGAAGATATAGAACAATTTGTTGTCTCTGTGAGACCAAATGAAGAGAATGGTGGAGCGTCAAAATCTGGAAATAAAGAAGTACAACAGATGTATCTTACTTGGGGTTTATGTGAATGGATTATAAATAATGGATTAGGATATGAAGAGAGTGTAGAAGAAGGAACTATAGTCAAAGACATATTAAGAAAATTTTCAGAACCATCTTTACCAAGAAGAGTTTATTCTATTCCTCAAAAAGTAGAAACAATACCAGACGAAGTTACTACTGAAGTACCTAACGAAAGTGGAGAGGGGACAACAACAAAAACCCAAACAATAACCAAAACGGTATATACAGATGATAACGAAAAAAGACTATTAATAAGTAACATACCAGCATCACATAAAGAAGGAACTTTTATTAGAAGTGTGCAGTTTCCTGAAATAGATACAACGATTCCAGGAGTACCTTTGAAACGACCTCAAACTATGGGTGGTCTTAATTCAAAACTATCACAAACAATTGTGAAGGATGGAGTTCAAGGTAAGTTTTTATCAAATACGGTTGATGTTCCTAACGAACTCTTTTCTACTAACCCAGGAATCTGTGTTCTATCAAAAGAAAAAGGACTTGTTTCTCCAGTAGAAGTAAAAGAAAAAGATGTACCGATTGAAGGAAAAGTGTTTAGGATGAAAGACTTACATGAAAAGTTTTCATCTTTTTCTGAAAGTAAAGAAAAAATATATGTCAGAAATATATTAGTAAATGCAAAATGGTTCTTTGACGAGTATGTTAAATATACAAATACTGGAACAGAAAAAAGTTTAAAAGGACTTTTAGATACACTTTTTACGCAGATATCAGATTGTTTTAATAATGTAATACGATTTAATGTTAGTACTAATACAGATGGTGCACTTGAAGTTAAAGATGCTGAGATAAATCAGAAAGTGTATAGTAAAGTTGAATTAGAAACAGCAAAACTTGATTACAGAGAAGTAGATTATCTTAATAAAAAATTTAGAATATATAACCAAATAACTCCTCTAAATGTATTTGGTCAAGACTCAATCGCAAGGGATATAAGTTACAGTATGGACTTAGATTCAGATATAGCAAATCATTTTTTCTTCAAGGGTAAGGATGATTCAGTTTCAACTGGAGACGATATACTTCTAAACATAAACAGATTAAAAAAAGAAAAAGCAATATTAAAAGCAAGTAACAAATCTACTGAGGATGTTGAAAAAAGACTAACTGCAGCAAATAAATCTTTAACGAAGACGGAACCAACAGCAAAATCATATTTAGACCTATATCTTGAAAGTGCAACAAAAACATATGGAAAATTGATACCAAATAAAAATAATTCAGTTGATTTTAGTAGTCAATCAGAAATATTAGAAACTAAATTAACAAAGATATTGACATCTGCTTCCGTAGTAAATTCTAAAAAAGAATTACAACTACCACCTAATACACCTAAGTTACCATTTAAAGTTGATGTGACACTTGATGGTATTGCAGGAATAAAGATGTTTGATGCATTTCATTTAACATATGTACCAGCATTATATCAAAATGGTCATTTTAAAGTAGTGGGAATTTCACATTATTTAGAAGGAACTGATTGGTCAACAAAACTTAGTCTCATATATGTAGAAGCAGGTGAAGTACGAGCTGAGGAATTTTAATGGAACCAAAAAACCTCATATCAGAAAATTTATTCTCAAAAGGAACTTTGTTTTTAGATAACAAAGTTTATACTGGTCCTTATAATATAAAAGCGGATGGAAGTTACTATACTTTAGTAAGATTTGTAGAGGGGAAGTCAAAGAAATTAAATACTAAACAAGAGTCTCTTTATCAAAGTTTGTTAAAGATAACTGGGGGTGTTGATGTTTCTTTAAAGAATAAACAAATTATAAGTGGTGTAATAGTTCCAACCCAAGAAGATTATGAGAAAGGTTCTTATACACGATATTTTATCAAAAGAAAGGGTACAAAAAATATTGTTGAAGTTGGTGAAGACGAACTTAATAATGTTGGTTCAACAATAAGTGAGGTACTATTTAAAGGATTTCAACTTGACTGGAAAATATCTGGAATATTAAATGATAAATATGATAGCAAAGGTACTCGTCAAGAATCTGGAGTACGAGATACAAACAGAAGAACACTACAAAGATTAGAACAAGACTTTTTGGGTATATCAGACAAATTAAAAAACCTTACACAATTTTACAGAAATATTTAGTTCTACAGATTTTAGACACTACTTATATATAATGGTTATAGTAGATTCTAAACAAAAATTAGAACATCTAAATAAATTAATTGACGAACAAGATTGTTTGGTAGAAGTTATACCGAGTGATTATCTTAATCACCCGTGTGCTAATTCTATATCATTAATCATGATTCAAGTCAAAGAAGAAATTTGGGTTGTTTCTTACAATCATCCAGATTTGGAGTGTTTTGGTGAAGTAGAGTTTTCTTTTCTTAACAAAAAATATGTTGTAGATTCAAAAAACTTCTATCACTACTTTGATGAACCCAATGTTATGGATGTAAATCTAATAGCATATCTTAGTGGTCTTTCCCTTATAGAATGGAGAAACCATGTCACTACCACTCACGAACAAATGTATAGACAATATCGTGATGTAAAAAATTGTAATCATTTAGTACCTTTAACTAAACATTTAGAAAGAGTTGAGAGTCTATTTGAAGATGTTAGTAGAATGTTAGGTCAAGCAGATTTTAATAAAGAATGTTATGAATGGTATAATAATGGAGCAATAAAAACCTATTCAAGACTTGAAAATTCTGGTATAATGACAAATGGTAAATATTTAGAATACTTTCCAGAGACAACAAACCGACCTACAAAGGGATTGGTTTATTCTGAATACAATTTATATACAAGTACTGGACGACCATCAAATAGATATGGTGGTGTAAACTTTGCAGCACTTAAAAAGGATGATGGTACACGAGAGAGTTTTACAAGTAGATATGAAAAGGGGTCTCTTGTTAGTTATGACTATGATGCATATCACATCAGATTGATAGGAGAGCAAATAGGATATGACTTTAAGAATGGTTCTATACATGAAGAGTTGGGTAAATTTTACTTTGATAAAAAATCACTAACTAAAGAAGAATACAACAATTCAAAGAAAAAAAGTTTCCAACTACTATATGGTGGTATTGATAAAGAATATTTAGGACATGAATTTTTTAAAAAAGTAGATGGGTTTGTAAAAGAAATGTGGAAAGAATATAAAAAAGGTGTGGTAAAACACCCAGTATCACATTTTGAAATAAAGAACTTAGAAAACCCAAATCCACAAAAAGTATTTAATTATTGGATACAACATACAGAAACTACTCGTAATACTGAAGTACTTAAGGGTGTATTGGATTACTTAGCAGATAAAAAAACTAAATTAATTATGTATACTTACGATAGTTTTCTGTTAGATTTTGACATGAATGAGGGTGTGAAAGTGTTAAAGGGTGTGCAAAAGGTGTTGGAAAAGGGAAATTATCCAACAAAGGTAATGGTCGGAAAGGACTATTCTGAGGAAGTAAACATAACAAATAAGTTGACAACTTGATATTTATAGTAGGAGAATAATATGATTTTAACAGAACAAGTAATAAATGAAGTTTTAGAACGCCTTGATGAAAAAGTTGATACAAAGGTAGACTTGACAGATGACAAACATCTTGCTAAATTAGAATATATTATGCTCTTTGAAATGAATTTCCCGTTATCAGATACCCACGAAATGTTAGATAGACTTAATGAAAAAAGAAACCCAGGTGATATATGGAAAACATCACAAGGATGGGCAGGATTAAAACCTGGTGAAGAAAAAGCACAATACGGAATGCCTGATAGAGAAAGTGCTGAAAGATATGTAGGTAGTGGTGGTAAAGAAAAAGACAAAAAAGATGTAAACATTTTTGGTAAACAAGAAGACCCTAAAGATTTAAAAAAGAAAACGAAGAAAGAAAACCCAAAGAATAAACCAATATCACAAGAAGAAATAAATGATGTAGATGGTACTTCAAAAGAAAGAGTATTGGATGGAAAAGACGCCCCACCAGGAACTGAGTCTTCCGCAGTAAACGAGATTGGAACTGGATATGCTATGGCGTGTATGGATGAGTCTCCTAAAGATGTGGATGGATGTTTAGATGAAAAATTAAAAGGGACACGATTGGGAAGAAAACCGGGTAATAATAGTGAAGAAAAAAGAGGACATATGATACGAGCTGCTCGTAGAGAGAAACAACGAGTAAACGCTACTTTAGAAAGAGAGGGTATGAACCCTAAAAATACAAAAGTTTCACACATCGGTGGTTCTAAAGGTTCTTTGGATGATGCAGTTAAGAGGTTAGATGAATTACAAAAAGCAGGTTTGAAAGAAGTAAATGGTATTAAGATAGATAAGTATAAAAAAATAATAATGGCAGGTGGTGGTGGAGATGACCCAACCGATACTTTAGTAGTTATGGTTGAGTATGATGAAAATGGAAAACCAATTAAAGCACAAATAAACCACACCTCAAACAAGATGACTTCATCAGACCAACAATCAAATAGTGGACCTGTTAAAACAGCAAAAAATAATAATGAAAGAGCAAAAAAGAGTCTACCGAAAGAAGCACATAAAGAAGCAGATAAGATTGAGAAAGACACACAAGACGAAATAAAGAAACAAAGAAAACTTCAAGCAGAATATGTTGGTGAATATGCAAAAAGAATTGATAAATTTGCTGATGACCCTGAAGTTCTTGATATGATATACAAAAGACTTATGAATGATAAAACGGGTAACCCACCAGGTATAAGTACAGCAGCAGCAAAATATATGGAAGTTGCTCTTACAAGAATTGGTCTTAGTAAAAGTGAACGAGAAGAACTACTGAACCCACCAAACGAAAAAGAATTAAAGAAACACCTAAAGACATATCTAAAAAGTTTGAAAGATAAAGAACCAGGTGGAGAAGAAAGAAAAACTTCGTTGGGTGCTAATGACATTGGAATAATGACAAGATTGTTAACTCAAGAAAAAATAATAACTGGAAAAACACCGATTGACCCACCAATGCTTGATTCGGATTTAAAGAGTTATTATGGAAAACAAACAGATGCTTTAAACTCTCAAAGAGAAAGACTAAATAAACTTGGAGAAGAAAATGGTCAAGAAAATTTAGGAAATAAAACTTTTGTAAGAGATTTAATTGATAGAATGCATTTAAATATAGCAGAAGGACATGACCCAAATGGTATACCAAATCAAAATTTTGAATTAATTCATGGTAGTCTTGGGTATAAGAATGAAATACGACAAGATGACAATGGTGATATGTATGAAAAAGGTAAGGGTGGTTTCTATAAATTAGATGGGAATGGTAAACCTACTGGGGAACCAGTAAAAGCAGCAGACTTAAATGACTTTGATTGTCCCGTAGTTGGAAACCCAGATACACACAGACATTGTCTTGGGTTGAAAGACGGAGAGAAAGTGGAAGAGGGATTTGATGTGAGATACAAAGAGTATAAGATGGAAGATGGTTCAACGAGTATAAAGGCGTTGATATACGATAGAAATAATAAACCTATAGCAGTACAAACTTGTAGACCAAAGTCTGGTCCAGGTGGTATGATACAAGATAGTATGGTTTGGAGTAAAGACTATGAAATCTGTTTGGCAAAACAATCTAAACTCCAGGGATATTGTGAATAATGAATACTCAATTACTATGTTCATTCTCTCAAAGAAGAGACTATAAAGATATTGTTGACCTTGTCAAAGATAGTTATGATGTTGTCTTCAACAAAATTTATATTCTGGAAAATGTTGAGAATCATAGGCAGATGATGTTAACTTATAATGTTAACAAAGGAAGTAGTATACACTTACCACATACAATTTCTTTACACAGAAAGAAACACACTAATTCATTGTACACTATAAACGCAATTAACGAAATTGTGATATTATTAAATGATGGTTCAATGGATAAAAACTTTCCAATCCCTTGGGAAAATTATCGTAACTCTATGTTACTTACTGGTGATGAAGGGTTAAAAGTTATCAAAACAAAATTATTTAAAATAATTGATGTTTAGTAAAAAAAACACTTGACTTGTATAGGGTTTTAGTGTTATATTCAAGTAATAAATAAAGTGGTTATAAAAATGAATTTACCAGAAATAGAAACAATAGAAGATATGGATACGCAAATGTCAATATCACATTGGGATTTAATAAATGTAGCAGAAGAATTCCAACGGAAAGGATTTTACATTGGGATATTTACTGGACTTGGATTAGTTGGGTTGTTTGCATTACTAAGGAATGTGATATGAAAACAATAGAGCTTGAAGAAATAGCACCTTACATGAACGAAACTCCGATTTGTGAGCAAACGTTTATTGATTGTGGATTTGAGAGAGTAGATGTTTCGGTGGAAGAAAGTGGTGATGACATGCCCACTCATTATTACACATATGATTTCGGAACTACTTATGACCCATCATTAATTTCAGAAATGGACTTTACAGGAGTTCAACTATTTAATGAAGAATATAAAACTTGGCATACTGAAGGTGAATTACAAATGTTGTTTATGTTGTTTTTAAAAGAAGAAGAGAAATAAAATGGATTACCCGACAGATTTTAATAAAAAAAGACCCGGCCCTTGGGATGATGAAACAATAAAATTAGTTGGTGAGTACCCAAGTGATTTCAAATCATCAGTATCGGTACAAGAAATACAACAAGTTTTTGAGGCGTACAAATTCTATAATGGTAGAATGATAGGCGGTAGTAAATCGGGATATAGAAATATGCATCTTGATGATTTAATAATATTTAATGCAAATATATTGATGCCAGATGTTGGTAAAGTATGGTATGGTGACTTAAATCTTACCGAAGATTATTTGGTGTTGAGAGAAATTGCACAAAATTCAAATACAGAGCTATATGTGCTGCGGGAAAGTGATGGGCGATTTGGTGAAGAGGACAAACCGATTGATGAGTTGGTTAAAAAGTCAGTTTGGAATACTACCGAAGATAAACCAACTTTAGAATGGTATAAAAAGAAAATGGATAAAATATATAATAGATGAGAAAAACTTTAACATACGATGATGTAAATATCGTACCGAAGTATTCGGAATTGGAATCTCGTGAAAATGTCAAACTCAATACACGATTTACACAGAATACAGATAGGTTTTCAGGACATGAATATGAAACTTGAAAATAAAGCTTGACTTATATAGTAAAAGTGTTGTATATTTAGGTATGGAAAATGGGGATAGTACAACCATTTTTAAAACAAAACAAATAGGTTATAAATGAAAGTAATAGAAAAAAATTCTCGTGAAGTTATAGTAGTCCAGGAATCAGAATATAAGGATAATAAATTCGTTGATATCAGAGTTCATGGTAAAAATGATAATGATGATTTAATACCAACCAAAAAAGGTGTAGCATTAAATCCAAAGTTTGTTCCACAATTGATTGAAGCACTATTAGAACTCGCAGAAGAAAAGGAATGGGAAAATTTCAAAACTAATTAAAAATAAATTGATGTTTCCGTATTCAGATAGATACTTATTTTTGGTTACAGAAATAGTAACTAAATAATGAATAATAACAAAATAACAATAACAAATACACTTAAGGAGAAACAAAATGGCTCTTAATTTAGACCAAATCCGTAATCGTCTCAATTCACTTCAGACAACAACCTCAAGAACAAATAATATGTATAAACCACAACCTGGTAAACAAGTTGTTCGTATTTTACCTTATAAGTTCGCAGATGACACCACAGTAGGTGGTGCTTTTATTGAGCAGTACTTTCACTATGACATCAATAAAAGAACATATCTTTCACCGATTACTCGTGGTAATCCAGACCCTATCCAAGAGTTTGCAGAAAGACTAAAATCTACTGGTAGTCGTGAGGATTGGAATCTGTCTAAGAAACTCACTCCTAAACTTCGTACATTCGCAGCAGTGATTGTTCGTGGTGAAGAGGGTGAAGGTGTCAAGTTTTGGGGTTTTGGAAAGATGGTATATGAAGAATTACTATCTATCTTAGCAGACCCAGACTATGGTGACATCACAGACCCAGTAAGTGGTAGAGATGTTCAAGTTGAAGTAAAAATGCCAGAAGAAACTGGTAAATCTTATCCAACAACAACGATTCGTGTTAAACCGAATCAAACTCCAATATCATCAGATGAAACTCAAATGAAGAATTTCGTTGAGAATCAAACCGACATGAAAGATATTTTTCAAGAAATGTCGTATGATGAGTTGAAGGAGATTCTTCAGAATTGGTTGAACCCAAGTGATGATGAAGATGAAAAAGTTGTTGCTAAAGAAACAGCAACTCCAACCGAAACAAAGTCTACTGAAAAAACAACTTCGGCAGATACGACAAAAGTCACTAATGTAAGTGACGCATTTGACGAATTGTTTAATTCATAAAACGACAATCAATATAGTGGGTGGTATCCTACAGAACTAAGCGATGAGATGGCTGTGTTTGTACGCCTAACTACCCACTTTTTTACATAGAGGAAAGAAATTAATGAAAAAGAAAGAGACAATACGAGACGAACTTGCCGAAGTACTTGCTGATAAATTAAATAATCAGTTCAAGGATGGTAAAGTCGCATATTTTCTTGATGGGGCTACTGAGTCACCATCTTCAATTAAAGACTGGGTTTCTACTGGTTCATCAATGTTAGATTTAGTAATATCTAACCGAGCAGATGGTGGTTTACCCGTTGGTCGTATAACTGAGGTTACAGGTCTTGAAGCATCTGGTAAATCGTTATTGGCAGCACATACTCTTGCAAACACTCAGAAAAAGGGTGGAGTGGCAGTTTATATTGACACAGAGAGTGCCGTTAGTCATGACTTTTTAGAAGCAATAGGTGTTGATTTAGAAAAAATGTTATATGTACCACTTGATACAATTGAAGACATATTCTCTGCTATAGAGCATATTATAGATACGATTCGCAGTTCAGACAAAGATAGGTTAGTCACAATTGTGGTTGATTCAGTAGCCGCAGCATCTACGAAAGTTGAGATGGAAGCAGACTTTGATAAAGATGGTTATGCGACAACTAAGGCAATAGTAATTTCAAAGGCGATGAGAAAGGTTACAAATTTCATTAGTCGTGAAAACATATGTCTCTTATTTACAAATCAATTGAGACAGAAGATGGGTGTTATGTTTGGAGACCCTTGGACAACAAGTGGTGGGAAGGCGTTAGCATTTCATTCTTCTGTTCGGTTGAGACTAAAAAACCTTGGTCAGATAAAACAAAAAGTATCTGGACAAGACCAAACAATTGGTATCAAAACCAAATGTCAAGTAGTAAAGAATAGGATGGGGCCTCCAATGAGACACGCAGACTTTGATATCTACTTTGATTCTGGTATTGATGATATTGGTAGTATATTAAAAGTTCTTAAGAACTATAAACTTGTTAAGTCTGGTGGAGCGTGGTATACATTAAAGATTGATGGTAAAGAAGATATCAAGTTCCAAGCAAAAGAATTTGAAGAAATACTTAATAGAGATGGTATGAAAGAGTATTTATATGAATTGATTTGTGACAAACTCATTATGAAATATAAAGAAAGACCAAACCATACTATTGGTGAAGATGTTGAATATGATAACGAAGTAGAGGGATAGAGTATGCCAAAGAACTATTTGGAAATGTTCAATGACCTTGTAGACGAAAAAGAACATCAATCAAAGTTTTCAGATAAGAACGATAGAATACTTTTAATAGATGGTCTGAATACATTCATACGAAACTTCTCTGTTAACCCAGCAACAAATGACGATGGTCTTCATGTCGGTGGGTTAGCAGGTTCTCTTAAATCAATTGCATTAGCAATTAGAACAACATCACCAACTGCTTGTATTGTTGTTTTTGATGGTAAGGGTGGTTCTACTAAACGAAGAAAGTTATTTCCAGAATACAAAGCAAATAGAAAAGTACATCGTAGACTAAATAGAACTGATTTTCACGATGGTATAAACGAAGAAGAAGCAATGAAAAGACAAATTGTGAGACTCTTTGATTATTTAGAAACACTACCTGTAAAGACTATGATGTTTGATGGTATGGAAGCAGACGATGTCATAGGATATGTATGTTCTAACCTATATCCCGATTCAGAGAAAGTAATTTATTCAATGGATAAGGATTTCTATCAACTGGTAAATGATAAGGTCTCTGTTTATAGTCCAATCAAGAAGATGACAATTGATGAGAAATGGATTGACCATGAATTTGGTATGACACCAAATAACTATTTAATATACAGAACATTAGATGGAGACAAATCTGATGACATAGATGGTGTTAAAGGTTGTGGTCATAAAACTCTTCAAAAAAAACTACCTCTTTTGTTTGATGAAGAGATAGTTAATATAGATGATGTTCTTAAGTATTCCAACGAACACAAATCAGAAGCAAAGGTTTTAGAAAACATATCAAATGATGGTAAAAAATTACATAGAAATTATAAACTTATGCAATTGTTAGATGTTGACATCCCAGCAAGAGCAAAATCAAGAATACGAAGTATCATGGATTCCAATGATGGTGGTCTTCGTAGAGGAAGTTTACATAGAATGTTATTAGAAGATAAGATGTTTGATTCATTCAAGAACCTTGATTACTGGCTTCGGTCTTCTTTTACAACACTACAAGCGTTCTTGAGTTCTAAATGAGTCAAGTAGAAAACTTTACAAACTACGGAAAAGCATTTCAATCAAAGACAATTGTCTGTTTAATAAAAGACAAACTATTTATACAACAAATATTAGATATCTTAGAAACAAAGTATTTTGAATCTGAGTCTGATAGGTGGATTGTTGATATGATAAAATCATATTTTACAAAGTATAAAAAAGTTCCAACTATGGACGCAATAAAAGTAGCACTATCTGAAATAGATAATGATATACTAAAGGTGGGTGTAGTTGAGAACTTAAAGAATGCTACAAAGTATGTTAGTGCAGACGATTTAGAATTTGTTAAGGAGAAATGTATTGACTTCTGTAGAAACCAAAATTTAAAGAACGCTATATTACAATCTGTTGACTTACTTGGTGCTAAAAACTATGATGGTATCAAGAAGTTGGTTGATGACGCAATGAAAGCAGGTACTGAAAGAGATATTGGTCATGTTTATATAGATGACATTGATTTGAGATTTGAAGAGTCAGCAAGAAAGTGTGTTCCAACTGGTTGGGATACTGTAAATGAATTAACTGGTGGTGGTTTAGCAGCAGGTGAACTTGGTGTTGTTGTAGCACCAGCAGGTATAGGTAAGTCTTGGGGACTTGTCGTAATAGGTGCGGCTGCAATTAAGAAAAAATTAAATGTTATACATTACTCGTTAGAGTTAAATGAAGCATATGTTGGACTAAGATACGATGCATCATTTACTGAGATAGCAATGCAGAATTTGAAATGGGAAAAAGAACAAGTAGAAAAGAAGGTAAAAGCATTACCAGGAAATTTAATACTGAAATATTTTCCAACAAGAACGGCAACTGTAAATTCACTTGAAGCTCATATTGAAAAAACCATATTAGCAGGTTATAAACCAGATATGATTATAGTTGACTACGCAGATTTACTCAGAGATATATCAGCATCTAAAGAACACAGACACGCACTTGGTAATATCTATGAAGATTTGAGAGGATTGGCAGGAACATATGAAATACCAGTATGGACTGCTTCACAAGCAAATCGTTCATCATTAGAAGAAGATGTCATTGACGCATCTAAGGTAGCAGAAGCATATAGTAAAGTTATGACAGCAGACTTTGTAATGAGTTTAAGTCGTAAGGTCAATGATAAGATTTCTGGAACTGGTAGATGGCATATTATCAAAAATCGTTTTGGACCAGATGGTATGACTTTACCTTGTAAAATGGATACCTCTAATGGTCAAATTTTCATCTATGATGAAAGTTCAAGTAATGGTCAAGAACAACAAGGTAAGATGAATCAAGGTTCAGAATTTGTTAGAAAAGAATTAGCAAAAAAATTCAGTTCAATGGGGTAAATAGTTTACCGAAATATATGAATATAAGACTAATTAGAATAGTGAAGAAGAATATTTTAAACAAAAATTACGGAGAATTTAAATAATGGAGAAGTTTACGTTATCAGAAAACTTTATTGACAAGTATAAAAGAAAAAAGGCACCATTTGGTTTTAATGGGTTGGGTGAATTGGTTTATATGAGAACCTACTCAAGAATTAAAGAGGATGGAAAAAATGAAAAGTGGTGGGAAACCATCAGAAGAGTCGTAGAGGGAACTTACTCTATGCAAAAAAATTGGATTGACTCACATCAATTAGGGTGGAACCCGTGGCAAGCACAAAAATCGGCACAAGAAATGTATGACCGAATTTTTCACATGAAATTCTTGCCACCTGGACGGGGTCTGTGGGCTATGGGAACTCCCATCACAGAAGAAAAAGGTTTATATGCTGCCCTAAACAATTGCGCTTTTGTATCAACAGAGACACTAAAAGATGATTACTCAAAACCATTTACATTTCTAATGGATGCAAGTATGTTAGGTGTAGGAGTTGGTTTTGATACAAAAGGAGCAGGACAAATACTTGTTAAAGGAATAAACAAGAAAAAAGATATTGAAACCTTTGAAATACCAGATACTCGTGAAGGTTGGGTTGAATCACTTGGAAAGTTATTAGAAAGTTACTTTCATGGAACTTCGGATGTCAAATTTGATTACTCAAAGATACGAGCAGCAGGTGAACCTATTAGTGGTTTCGGTGGTGTCAGTTCTGGTCCAGACCCATTAGAAGAAGTACATAATGCAGTTAGGGGTGTACTTGATACCAATGTTGGTAAACCAATTACAATAACAACAATTGTAGACATAATGAATCTGATTGGTAAATGTGTTGTAGCAGGTAATGTAAGAAGAACTGCAGAGATTGTGTTTGGAGACCCCGATTCAGAAGAGTATTTGGACTTAAAAAATTATAAAGTAAACCCACATCGTGACCAATATGGTTGGACATCAAACAATTCAATATTCGCAGAACTTGGTATGGATTATACTGAAGTATCAAAGAGAATTGTAGATAATGGTGAACCAGGTCTTGCTTGGTTGGAGAATATGCAAAAATATTCTCGTATGAAAAATGGTGGAGATTGGAAAGACCATAGAGTAGCAGGTGGTAATCCTTGTTTAGAACAATCTCTGGAGTCATATGAATTATGTTGTCTTGTAGAAACATTTCCATCAAACCATGATTCATTAGAGGACTACAAGAAAACATTAAAGTATGCTTATCTCTATGCAAAAACGGTAACATTAGGTAAAACACATTGGAGTGATACTAATCGTGTGATGTTGAGAAATCGTAGAATCGGATGTTCTGTTAGTGGAGTAGCACAATTTATTACCAATCGTGGTATGGAAAGTCTAAGGGATTGGTTAGAAAATGGATATGATACAATACAAGAATGGGATAAAATATATTCAGATTGGTTAGCAGTACCAAAGTCAATTAAGACGACATCAGTAAAACCAAGTGGCACAGTTTCACTATTAGCAGGAGCGACTCCAGGATTACATTACCCTGAAAGTCGTTTTTACATTAGGAGAATGAGGTTATCAAAACATTCTGAATTGTTAGAACCATTGAAAAAGTATAATTACAAGGTAGAACCAGCATTTGGTTCAGAAGATACAACAATGGTTGTTGAGGTTCCAGTAGATGTTGGTGCAGGGATACGCACTGTGGGTGACTTATCTATATGGGAACAATTTAGTTTAGCAGCATTTATGCAAAGACATTGGGCTGATAACCAAGTTAGTTGTACCGTGACATTTGACCCAGAAAAAGAGTCGGAACAGATAGCACCTTGTTTGAACTATTTTCAATATCATCTAAAAGGTATCAGTTTATTACCAAGACATGATTATGGTGCTTATCAACAAATGCCATATGAGTCAATAGATGAAGAAACATATAATAAAGAAGTATCCAAACTTGGAAAACTTACATTTGGTTCTATTAAAAATGAAGAAGCAGATGTGGATAAATTTTGTAATAACGATTCG